TAGCCGGTATGTTGAGTATGGAAGCAGAATTGGAATGGAGTAAAGAGGATGAGAGAAGACGAGCAGAAGAAGACGCCAAAGAGGCCAGACATCAGAGACAAGAAGAGAGGAACCAGGCGAGAGAGGATGCACGATCTCAACCTGGATCCTCAGACGCGAGCATTGCTTCAAAACCTAGTAGCAAGAAAACGGTTACGAGAAGCCGAGGAACAAAAGTTACAAAAGGTTTCCGAAAATCTTAGAGAGAGTCTCTTTGATCGGCAGCAGGAGTTTTTTGACAGTGACCGGCGTAAAAAACTGGCACGGTGTAGTAGACGAGCAGGCAAGACTCATCTATCAGCAGTCATCCTGTTATGTGCAGCAATTCAGTATCCTGGCAGTCTTGTGCCTTATATTACATTGAGCATGAAGAATGCACGGCGGATCTTGTGGGCGACATTACACCAGTTGGACCAGGAGTTTGGAATTGGATTGGAATTCCGTGCAAACGATTTGACAGCATCTTTGAGCAATGGCTCAAGCATCATTTTAGCAGGAGCGACGGATTATGAAGAGATTCAGAAACTGAGAGGTCCACGGTATGGTGCAGTGATTTTAGATGAAGTCCAGTCGATGAAACCAAGTGTTTGCAGGACATTGGTTGCAGATATTCTGGAACCAGCAACCATGGACTTGGATGGTCAGATATGTGCGTTTTTCACACCATCAGCATCTGCATCCGGATATGCATTTGATATTGATCACACCGAGGATGCATGGATGAGGTTTCATTGGACGATGTTGGAGAATCCGCATTTGCCGAAGGCACAGGAATGGTTGGAAACAAGAAAGGCAGAAAATGGATGGACCGAGGACACACCAGTGTATAGACGAGAATATCTTGGTGAATGGATTCATGACACTGAAACGTTGGTTTATGCTTTCGATCCTCGGCGCAATGTTTGTGAGCCTCTTCTTGATGGCATCCTTGATAATTATATTCTTGGAATCGATCTCGGTTTTGTCGACTCGACTGCATTTGTGGTTCTTGGATTTTCAGAAGGATCTCCAGACGTTCATGTGGTCTACAGTAGTAAGGTATCTGAGCTTACGACGGAGGATATTGCACGGAGGATTCACAGCCTTATTCAGAGGTTTGAACCGGTGAGGATCGTCTGCGACTCAGGAGGTCTCGGAAAAATGATTGTTGAGGAACTCAATCGCAGGTACGAACTCTCCGTCTGGCCTGCTGAGAAGACGAAGAAGTTGGATCATATTCAGTTGATTAATTCAGATTTCCATAATGGCAGGATCTTGATTGAAGAAACTGCATCAACCGAACCTCTCCGTGATGAGTTGAGTTTATTGGAATGGAACTTGGCAGAGAAGGAAAAAGGACGATACATCGAGAGAGATGACCTGGAGAATCATTGTACGGATGCAATGCTTTATGGCTGGCGTGAGTGTATGCACTATCTACATAGGACGGAGAAGCCTCACGTGATACATGGATCTCCTGAATATTTTGAGAAGTTTGAGAAGGAACTGGAGGAGGAGTGTATGAAGAATGTGGAACAGGAAGAAGAACCTGAATGGTATGAAGTCAACTACACGGATCAAGTTTATTTGAACTGAATATGGCAACTCCACAAGGACAACGATACCGGCGGATGAAGGTCACAAGACCTCGTGATGTCTCTGCAAAAGTAATTGGAAAGTCTCTTGCTGCAGGAGCAGCCGGTCTTCCAGGAGATGTGGTCCAACTCTCTGAAGATCTCATGAGACCGGATGTCGACACGGAACTCACAAGAAGTCTCTTGAGGAAACGTGGAATTCCAGAAAGTGAAATTGAACAGTATCTGACTGGACCAGGATCCGAGAAACAACAAATTGAAGATATGCCGTTGACCAGTGCAGACATTGCACAACGGATGGATGTTGATGTTGACTCACCAGAATACCTTTTAGGTAGTGCAGCATCTCCAACTCCTCCAGTTGGCAAGATTGCATCGATAGTCAAGGCAGCAAAGCTTGCAGACCTTGGTGTGATTGCTGGTCCTCTGATCAAGGCATTTGGAGGAAAGGCGAATGTTCCAGACAAGGTCATTACTGCATTCAAGGAAGCAAGTTCTAGAGTACGTGGACTTAGGCGTTTCATGACACCAGAAGAACTGGAAGGATTGAGTCCTGACAACATTGCAAAGATGGCAGATATCGAGAAAGGAGGAAAAGGAATTTCAATCAAAGGAAAACCTCGTCTTGATGCATCATCAATCTCAACAATGGCACTTGCAGGAAAAGCAAAAAAAGGATGGTACAAGAACTCTGCACAAACACTGACTCATATTTTTGGAGACCAGGATAATGGACGTTTTGCTGCACTACTTGCTGCAACCTCTCCTCAGATATCGGTGCAAGGTAATCTTGTCAATTCATTGAACATCTGGAAGAACTGGACGAAGGCAGGCAGGCCAACGGGTAAGAAGGAAATAACAAAGATCATGGCAGATTCCGTGCAAGGAGGAACAGAAGCCTCAGTCATGGATGCCTGGAAGAACAACACCATACGTGCCTTGTCGGCTGCAGATCCTCATGCCATTAAGTTGTCTGGACCAAAGGTTCAATCCTTCTACAAGAATCTCACCGGCAATATGGACGAGGTGACCAATGACACATGGCAAGGACGTGCCTTCAATCTCGAACAGTCTGTATTCGGAGGTGCAAATAGGCTTGAAGATGGTGAGAAACTTGGTGTAAAATCACCAGGATACATCTTGAGTAGTGCAGCAACACGGAATGCTGCAGAGGTTCTTGAGAAGTCAACTGGTGAAAAATGGTTGCCTGCTGAGATCCAGGAAACTGTTTGGTCTTATGTCAAAGCACTTTTTGAACGTCGAAAAGGCTCCGGCAAACGGACCATGCAGGAGATCTCTCCGGAACTGACATATGAAGAGATTGTAGAAGTACCGGATTTTGGAACACTTTTAAGAGAGACAGACTATGCCACAATCCTCGATGATGCCGGATACGGTGAACAGTTACGAAGCATTCCAGACCTTGCAGCCACGGCAAAAGCAGATGCTGCGAGTGTTGATGGAACAGGATCAATTGCAACCGTTAATCGACGACTTGAACAACAATACAAACAAGAACTCGAAAACCGAGCAACTGACTCCGTCAAAATCCTCAAAAACGTCCGAGACCGTATCCATAAAGGACTTGTCTCCGATAGAACTGGAACTGGTACAGTCAAGCGGACTTTCACCGGAAAAAGTGCGAGCAATCCTGGAGTGGAACTGAAAGGACTTGGTAAACTTCAAGTCTTCAACCTTTCCAAACAAGACCAGCAAAAATTCAAGAAGCTTGGAATATCCACTCCAAACTTTTATGAATTACCTCCATCCATTGAGGCAGCAAATGTTTTTGAGCAATCAATTAAACGCTCAAAAGAGAAGAACCCATATGCTGCTGCCGTTCATGTCTACACTCCTGCAGAGTACCAACAAAAACGTCTCTTCCTGACCAAGGACGGAAAGACCGGATTTGCAGTGTCTGATGATGGAGACATTGTTTCAGTCTTCAACACCAAGGAGGTTGTGGGTCCAGACGGAGAAATAATAATGAAAGGTTCCGGCAACCAGGCAGCAACCGTGCCGATGCTCCTTCTTGCCGTTGAGAATGGAGGCACCAAACTGGATGCCTTTGACACGATTCTGCCTCAACTCTACAGTCGTGTTGGATTCAGACCATCCTCACGAACTGCATGGAATGATGAATTTGCACCTCCAGGATGGGATAAGAAAACTTTTGGAGATTATAACAATGGAGAACCAGATGTCGTCTTCATGCATTATGATCCGGAATCAACCAAGACTTTTGACCAGTTATCTGGAACCTATGACATTGAGGATGCCACAAGGAACAGTCTCCTCCGTGATGAGTATGATGATGCCGTCAATCTTCAGACGACAATGATGGATGAAGCACAACAACGGGTTGACAAGACACAACTGAGAGAAATACCAAAGGCACCTTGGAAAGAGAAGGAACGTGCCTTGGTGCCTCAAATCAAAGCAAAGCAGGCAGCCGCTCAAATTTTGGAAGGAGTCTCTCCATGATCCGTCCTTCATTAAACCAGATCAAAGATCTCACCGTCTTTCTAAAAGACAAGAAAGTTGCACGTTTTTCAGGACTTGGAATCGAACTGGAATTCATGCCTGACTACACTGAAATGATGCCAGAGAAAGCACATGCATCCACGGAACTGACAGAAGAGCAACTTAGATTCTTCTCGTCGGAGCCTGCGGATGTACTGGTACGAACATAACAATTCTGAAATCTGCAACTCCGTTGTTGATCTAGTCTCAAAAC